CGGCTTCCCCTCCGCTGGAATGTCTGTGTGCCTATCTTTGTCAGGCGTAGATGCCGTGTCAAGGACTTTAATCATTCCGGCGTGTTGGGCATGATTTCGGGCGACCAACGGTCACGGGTGAATCGCCTATATGCGAGGGTGGGTTTACCGTCACGGATCACGATAAAAGCCTGCCCATCGAGACCTAAGTGATCGAGGTCGAATAGGTAGTAACTAGCGTTTAGCACCCGTGGCGGGTTTGGTTCCAATGCTCGGCCCCCCTGCCGTTGTCCCATGCAGTGTAAAAGGCCCGATCTTGCCAGTAGCGGTTCCATGTTTGGATCGGGTGATCCCTTAGTGCCTTAATCTCGCTGATTAAGCCGTCGGCGGTCGATCGACTCTCGCGGATCATCATGTATGTCAGGCTGATACGCCATTGACTGTCTAAGAATTGATACGCGCCACTAGCGGTCGATATGGTGCCTCGAGCCCTATAGTTATAACGGGACTCCCTGTGCATAATGCACTTACGAACACCTGCCCATTTACTGTGATAATGCTGCCCCGTGTACAGGCTAGGTTCGTGACCCTTCCAGTCTTTCGCCTCCATCGAGCTCGATGCACACGCCGGGGCCGTGAGTAGGGCCGCGCAGATTAGTACCTCGGTTATCATTTGTGCTCAATGATCGTCACCGTACTTGATATTCGTGTACGCCGAACGATGTAGGCGTCTACAGATTCGCGGTCGATCCGACGGTGCCCGCCGGGTGTGACGATGGCGTCAATGCGTCCCGCATCCGAATAGCGCCTAATCGCATCCCGTGATACGCCTAGCATTTCGGCGGCTTCCCCTGGTCGAATATATGTCATGTGTTCCCCTTCGATAGACGTCGAGCATAACCGCTATTTGTTTGTTTTACGTGCTTTTCTCAGGTCGCGTGTCCAACGTGCTTTAGTAATGGGGGACCTAGCAAGGATTGGGAGAGGGAATACTGTTCCGTCACGGTCAGCGGCGCTTGTAAAACTTACGTGTATGTGTGCTTCATGTCCCCAATTACCGTGGCGCCACTTCCACCACGTTTTGCGGTATGTGCCGGAAGCAATACGGTTCTCGTAAACCACGTATTTAAGGCGTGAGGCGCCGGGGAGCCCGCTGGCCGCGTAATCAAGGATCTGGTTAGCCAGGCGCCGGGCGGTACGCCCATTCGCGTAGGTCCCTAGCCCCTCATCAATGTCAATCGCGTGCACGACACCGGCCTTGTTCGGATTATGGTCCGATATTCTTTCAGAGTGGGCACGGTCCCCAATCCATCCGTCGGAGGCTTTATCACGCTTAGGCCAACGGCGGTTCACCTGGTCGCGCAAAGTGACGCCGCCTTTACAGAGTCTCGCCATGATCTAGCCTCCCATATCGTGTGTCATCGCCGTTCAAAGCGTTAATAATCACCGGTATTACTGCCGCCGATATGGCCACGATTAGCGGGTGAACGTCTGCCGTTGCGAGCCACGAAAGTACGGCTCCTAAACCGGCCCCTGCCGCTATTTTGACTATCGAGCCTTCCCACGTTGAGGCGAGCCAATGCTTCATCAGAGACCTAGTTTCTCGGAGATGCGATCGACTTTCGCGGCAACGTCGGCCAATGATTCCCCACCGTTACGAAACCCGGGTTGAATTGCTTGGGTCGCTTTTTTGATCTCATCCCGTACGACGTTGCGAATTAGCCACACTAGACCGGTGCCCATAATTGCGAGGGCGGCTAATGATGTGGCTACGAGCCCGACGACGTCCGTAAAATTCATGGGTCTACGCTTTAAGTTTCGCTCGGACAATTGCCCGGGCGCGTTCGGTTTCGGTAGCCAATTTGGGATGCTTCGATGAAGTTGGCTTCTTCTTTGGCTCCACCGGTTCGGGTGGCGTGTCCACGTGTAGTTCTTGATCTATTTCACTCACTAGGTTCCTCCGTTGTTTGTGGGCTAACGAACTCGTCAAGTGTCGGGTCGTAGGTCATTCCTTGCCCGGCGTAGGTTCCCCTAAAATTGTCGTTATAGGACGTTTGTAGCCAGTCCCCATCAATACCAATCGAGGCGATAAACGCTTGGCCGATAGGTTCGGAGTCGGGGAAGTCACCACCGGCACAATCGGAATTATTTACCACGATCACTCGGGTAACCTTGTTGTCTATTAACTCCGCAAAATATGCCATAACTACACCGCCACCGCGACAATAACCACGCCGGAACTACCAGCAATGTTACCAGCGGCGCTGCCGCCGTTCCCTGAATTATTTGTGACTGCGGGCGAAGCCGATGTGGCGTAAGTTACCGAACTGCCCGTAACTGACGAAGTAAAATTTGTTAAAGACGCACCGACACCCGCGCCAAAGCCAGTAAAAAGCGTGCCTAGTGAACTGTTTACTCCCGTTGCTGTTTGAGGATTCGCCGCATTCCCTGGACCACCGCCACCGATAGTTATTGTATGGGTTGCGGCTGTAATGTTATGTAGACCGATCACGCTGTAACCGCCTTGCCCGATAAAGGTTGCGGCCTTTCCTCCCGAACCGCCACCGAGGACAAGAATGTTTGCCTGCCCGGCCCGATCCACAACAAGATTACCGGAACCCGTGAAAGTGATGTACTTGTAATCTATGCCGCCGTCTGTGTATGTGCCGGTAGCCGTGTTCGTGAAGTTCGCGGACACGGCCCCGCTAAAAAGCACCCAAGCACTACCGTCGTAACGGTAACCTTTGTTATCGTCGTTAAGGCTGCACATCTGGCCCTGTACGGGTGAGGGTATTGCTGCGTCACGTGCTGCCGCGTCAGCGAACGGGTTAACACCGACAATGTCGATTCGTTCCGCTAGTGCCTCAGAGGCGCCGGGGTAGTTTGCGACTAGGTCGGAGGACTCCACATAAGGATTACCTACGGGTGTGACTGCCATTTATAACCTCACTAGATCGGATTGGGTAACGATTTCAAACCATTGGGCGCCCGGGCCAACTTCTCCCCATGTAAAGGCCGGTGCGACCTGACCCCATTGTAGGACCTGCAAACTAAATCTAGGGTCACTGATCGACAGTGTCATAATGTGTTGACCGTTATTATAGGAGTCCGTCCAGCCCTCCACGATCCCGTTAAAGTCCGGGTAAGGGCCCGAGGCCGGTAGTCCCCTAACGGTTACGAGGTCACCGGATACGAGCTCGAGTAGTGCGGTCGTGTCGGTTTCGTCGAGTTGATCTACGAGCACCGATATTTGGCCGAGGTTCCATAACCCGTTGGCTTGCGCGGTCATAATCCCCGCGGCCCGTGTCGTCGCGTCGCTGAGGGTTTTAATGTCCGTGTCGAGCCGGTATTCACGCCGCCCGTATTGGGTGATCGACGCGCTATCCGTTTGGCTCACTGCTAGGTCCGGCCCGTAGGTCACGGTCACGTCGTTAATAAGCGGCGTCAAAGTCTTAGACCACGTCGGGGCAAAGATAACGCCGGGCGCTTCGAGGTTAAAACTGAGTGGAAATAATGGAGCGTCTGCCCATGTGCCTTCGGCTTCTGACCATGTGCCGACCTGGTTAGCCCATATACCGGCGAATGTGGTCGATCCCCTGTTGCCGTAGTCCTCGAATATTATGCGGCCTGACGGGTCGTCGTAATACGTTGCCCCGGTTCCTTGAGCGATACGTGCCAGGGCGTCTAGGGCCGTGGAGGGTTGCGCGTCGGCTTCTAGGATCGCGTACAGCGTGATATCGGGGTCGCCTGCGTTCAGGTAGTCGAGGCCAGTGGAATCAAGTATTCCGGTGACCCGTTGCCGGGCGCTCTGCTCAATGTAGCCCGAGGCACCGACATCGGTGTATCCCAATTTGGCTAGGTTGCCCATCGCCGTAATCGTCGTGATTGCGGTCGGTGTGCTGGTACTAATGAATGAGACGTTAAGGTCACTGATTGCCCCTGTGAACCGGGCCACACCGTCGAAAGATATTGCGACCGTGTCGGCTAGTTCGAGTAGCGGGCCAGTGTCTCCCCTTAGCACAAGTTGGGCGTTAGAGGCCGTCGGATTCGATGTCACATCCGATCGACCGTGGGCTACTGCGAGACTGTAATCGAATAGTGCTAGGTCGATCACCGACCCGCCTAGAGTGATTTGTAGTGTCATGCGAGCACCGGGGTTACGACCGCGCCACTACGCGCATCGGAGTTGCGGATAACGTTGGCGATAGCCCGGGCGACTTGTTGATCGGTTATTAGTTGTTGGGCGGCTGTCGCGTCCGCTACTTTTTCGGCCCGGGCCGCTGTAGATGCCGCCTCCACGTTGCGAACCGCTGCGGCCACGTCACTCGCCAGTTGGGTTTTGAACGCTGCACCGACTGGTTTAGCCATATTCTTACCCAATTTTTTTAGTGTTTCGCGTTCGTAGTCGAGTTGTTTAGCCAGGCTAACGACCATCTCGGCGGCAGATTCAACCCCGGCGGTCATAAACTCGGGAACTAAACCGAGGGCCAATTCCCGGGTGCGGTCTTGAACATTCACCCACTTCTCGTTAATTGACCCCAGTAGTCCTTTATCGTTTAGCATGTCTTGACCAAGGGCACCACCGACGCTAGGGCTTAGCCCGGCCATGTAGTCGATTAAAGTTTGATCTACCTTCGAGTTTTGTAAAGCCTCGAGTACGTTCCCAAACCATTCGGCCTCCGCTATTTGAGCGTTAAAAGCGTCCACCAGGGCGACACCGGTTTTATTGCCTTCTTCATCGAATTGATCCGTAAACGCTGAGCCCAGGTCGATCCCTGATAGTAGATTCCCCTGCATCGTGAGGGCGTAATCGGCTACGGCCTTTTTCGCGTCCTTAAAACTCTGTATTTGAGTACTTAGTAGTGTCTCGGTGGAGGCGATTGCTTTACCGACGTCCTCGGTGCTTTTTTCTAGGAATTTCTGGAACTTAGTTAATTTTTCGACTTCTACGGTCGCGGATGCAGTCGAGCCGCCATAGTTTTGTATTGTGTCGACGGTTCCCTCAAGTTGCTTTTCGTAGACTGCTTGCCGTTCGGCTAACGTCAGTACGCCGTAGGTCGCTTTAACGTTTGCGGCGGTTTGCTCGTTTGTGGCCGCTTCTACTTCCCTCAGGCCGCCTAGGAAGTAGGGGAGTCCGTCGGCGGTTTTCTTGGCGGCGTTAGCAAATACAAGTAATTTGTCAGCGCTTATTCGGGCGTTCTCACCGACGGCAAGGATACCGCTTACCCATGTGCCCAAAATTGGGATTAGGGGCAGAATGTTGTCCAGTAGTGAGTTACCGGCGTCGCGCATGCCGAATACACCGGTTTCGTATTTACCGGCTGCTTCTTCGACGTCTTCTATACCTCCAGTAAGTCCTGCGAGTGCAGTAATCACCACACCTAAACCGGTAGCAAAGTCCCCGAGGTCTTGCCCGGTGTCTTGAATGATCCCGGCCATTCCTTTAGACCCGCCCATAGCCTGCCCGGCGGCTTCCAGTGCAGATACCAGACCAATACCGATTTCGGCTTTAGCGTCCTCGACGGCGGCTTGCAAGATCTTTTGAGTGTTGGCTAGACCCTCCGAGGTGCGGGCAAAGTCCCCTTGAGCGTCTGTCGTTTGGGAAAGGATGACGTTATGGGCCGCCAACACTTTTTGTTGAGTTGTCAGTGTGCTGGTGCCGTCACCGATACCCATGGCAAGGGCGGCGGCTTTGAGTGCGGCGTCATCCATGAGGACACCGAAACGCCTCAGGGGTTCGGCTTCACCACGTAACGCGGATCCAATAGCGTTTATTGCCTCATCCGGTGACGAGTTATTGAACGACGCTAGGTCCGCTGAGAGGGTAACGAGTTCGGTGGAGAAGTTAACCAGGTCGCCGCCACTGAGGCCGGCGGCTTTACCAAATTGGGCGAATGTCGCGGATGCTTCTAAGGCTTGTATGCGGGTTTGACCTAGGCCGGTGACTGCATCCTCAGCAAAGTCAAGAATCGACTGCGATGAGTTGCCGAATATGACACCCACTTTGTTTTGTGTCTCGCCAAGGTCAGACGCTGCTTTTACGGCGTCTATACCGACTTTCACGGCGAACGCCCCGGCTGCGGCCCCGGCTGCCAAAAGGATCGGGCCCATATTGCGGCTTATTGACTCACCAAAGCCTTTTAGACCGCCTTCGGCCTTATTTATGCCGCTGTTAAACTTTTTGAGGTCGGCGGCTAGGAATATGGTTAATGTTTTTCCGGCCATTACATTACCGGCCATTTCCGGACGACACGGTCGACGGCTTTCGCCCATTCATCGAGTGCGGGCTTCTGGTAGGTGCGGGCTTCACTAATCCAGTCGGAACCCGAACCGAACGCGGCGGGCATACGATTACGGGCACCTTTAGCGGCACGACCCCGGTTACCTTTGTCTGATGGGTATCGCACCATCGTGGCGGATGCGCCACCACTAAAGGTTCTAGCGGCTTTACCGATCATAACTTTTGGCACACGGTCGGAACCTGCCCGGACACTTTCCGCGATTTTGGCGCCCCACGGGCCAGCACCGAGTGCGGCTTCTTTCCACGCCGGAACCATGTGTTTTTCGGCAATAACTTTCGAAGACGCACGTAATTCTTTACCGGCGGCTTTACCGAGCTTTGAAAGGTCGCGTAGTAGCGGTCCTAAACCTTCGATATACACATCGAATTGCTTCGGGGCCATTACGCTAACTCCTCCATGATCGTGACGACCTCTCGGCCGCTAAGTTTCTTAACGTCTTCCATTGTCCAGCCGGTACGCACCGCTAGGCGTATCAGTAGTCTGCCGTGACTACCCTCTAAAAAGGTTCCGCCTCATCTTTGAGGATATCGACTTTTACCCTGTTTTTGCGGGCCCAAGATTTCACGGTTTTAAGGTCCCCTGGTTCTTTGTCCTCGAGATAGTAGTAGGCGATTGTGAGTCGCATCGCTTGTTCGCTTGTTGGTCGGTTCCCGTTTAGTTCTTCGTACATCATGAAGTCGACGGGCAGGGTTTCGACTTCTTTTGTTTCGTGATTATCGGACTCGATTTTTAGTCGTGGATACATAATGGGTTCCCCTTATCCTTATGCGCTTGCGGCGAATGTTACCGAGCCGGTGAATGATGTCGAGACAGTAACGACACCGTCGGCCGGGTAGGTGAGGTCGGCGGATTCGATGAACATCGCGGCCCCGGTCCACGTTCCTGACGTTGACTCAACCACGACCGCGACGGATGCGGATGCGGCGATAGCGGTTTGCAAAGCCCCATACATGCCTGTCACTTCATCGAATAGAAAGTCGAGACTCATGGTCGAGTTGAGGTCGGTCTGATCAAACGCGACCCCGGACAGGGTTTTAGTCCTGACGATAGTCGGGGTCGTGTTAATCGTTCCTGACGTGACCTGATCCTCGTATTGTGTCCCACCGATTGACACTGTGAACACGGCTCCAGTAACTCCGATAGCGGGCATTAGTTATCCTTCTTTCATTTGTATTTGAATTTCGATTTCGGTTGACATGACGGTCCCTTGCGATCCTAGGCTGAGGAGTTGCGGCGCGTTTACACTCGCGACGTTTACGGATGCGGGTAGCGCGGCCAGTAGTACGTCGAGGGCGTCCTCAGTTGTTGAGATTGCCACCGCGTTTACCCTCACGTTCACGTTAAGTAGTAGACGCCACCGCACCGCATAGTTGAGGGTTGATCCGATCCGGGTCGGTTGCACCCACGGCGAGTCCGGGACGATGACGACCGACGGGGTGACCGGCACTGTGGGGACCGTGTCGTAGATTTTGTACCCGAGACCGGTCAAGCTTGTGACGATTAACTCTCGGGCTTCCGTGGTGAGTGCCATTAGCCCACCATCGTCGTCATCTGTTTATACGGTGCCAGTAGGACAGTGACCCGGGCCATTAAAGCGGAGTTGATCCGTGGGCTAGGGGTGAAGTCCACGCTAATAGATTCGCCCCCGGCCGCGTACGCCGCCTGGTATGTCTCGACGGCGATACTCATGGCCGCTATTTTCAGGGGTGCCGGTTCCGCTTCGAACGAAACAAGCGTGACTAGGTAACCGATCAGAATACACGCAGAGTTCGCGTGCAAGTCGAGCACGAGACTGTCGGGTGTCTCGTACTCAATATCCAGATTATCGGCCAGTTCCTGACCGGTTACCAGTGCCATGATTATGCTTGGTTGTAGATTCCGACGATGCCAGCGGCAACGAATGGGAGGGCCGCGGCGTAACCGTAGATCGAGTAGTCGCGTCCAAGGTTCGCCGCTACGTCGTTCGTCATGAGTCGGGGGCCGTCTTCTGCCCATTCAATTGACGCCCGGTTCGTGACGATCGCGTCCTGTGTTTCATCTGTGGCAAAGGCTCGAGCCAACACAATCGGCAGACCGGCCACACTAAGGTTCAGGGTGCGGGCGTTAAACGTACCTGACACGTTATTCGGTGCGTAACTGTCTGGCATGAATGAAGTCCAGCCACCAATTTTTTTGAATACGGCACTATTAACCAGGACAACATCGGCGGGCTGGCCGGTTGCGGTTTCGACGTCTACGGCTGCGGCAAACACGGCCTCACGGAATGCTGCGCCCGTGGTGTCGGCGCTGAAGTCGTAGTCGACCCCGGCGGTGTCGTTTGCCCATAGTGCAGCCTGGAATGCATAGTCCGTTTCAGTACCGAACGCGCCGAGCATGATCCGCTGGTGAGCGTCCACGTATGACGGGTCGGTGCGTTCGATGACCTGTTGTGTCAGGCGTGATCCGGCTGCGTAGGTAACCAGGTTGGCGGTTCCCTTTTTAATGTCAATGTCGACGCTATTCACTTCGTCGTTCTCGGCGGCTTGCGCTGCGACGATTGCGGAAAGGTCACCGTCGAAGTAGGGCCACG